GTATATTTTGATTTCTCATTTTAAAATATTCCCAGCTATGTGATTGCTATTTGGGATTTGGGATTGGTGGCGGCGGTGCATTCTTTTTAAGTTGTTCTAATATGGCTTCTCTCACTTTTATCATTCTGTTTTCAAGGGTTTGTTTTACCTCGCTTCGTGTTTCCAACTGGTGCCAAGATACTAAGATTCCATAATCAAAAGTGTGTTCGATAATCTCATTTGCTTCGCTGGGGGTGTAAGCTGAAAGGTTTGTTACTTGGGTAGTTGGCTCAACTTCTAGATGAGCTGGGTCAGTTGTAATGACCCCTTCTTGTGCAAGTCTTGGAAAATCGGGATGCGATTCCAATTTATCAAAAGTTTCAGGATCAAAAGAGTTACTCCCTGGATGCAATGTTATTTGATCTAAATTTAAATTAGCTCTTGCATTCATAGGCGGATTAGCTTTTTCCGGATGGAAAAATACTACTAACGGCACAAGCTTACTTGCTTGTAATAATACGTTTTCCTCAAACAATGATTCATCTGTCATGATTTATTTTTCTTTGTCTTTTTTAGGGCTTGGTGATGGTGCTGGGACTGGAACTTGTGGGACGGCTCGTGCTGGTGCTGGTGCTGGCGCTGGCGCTGGTGCTGGCGTTGGTGTTGGTGGCGGTACTAGGTTTATTTGTTGGGGAATAGGTTGAGCTACATACTCCGGATAGGGATCTGATAATGCTCCACTGGCAAGCAATTTTTGATAGTCTAAATGCCCTTTAACCATCTCATATTGCTGATAATCCAAACCGTTTTCACCCGCCACAAAAGTAACTTTATCTAACGATAAAGTTGCATTGGGGCCCATTGGTGGGCGACATTTTTCAGGGTGAAAATACAATGTTTTGTAAACGGACATAATTTAACTAAAGTTAATTGCTAATATGATACTAACACAAAACAATGAGCGATCGTATTAGCAATTAAATCGAAATTTTGAGTTTTGCGTCAATTTACAGTTAACTCGTATTCTTAGACTATAGCGCCCGTGGTGTATCAATGTATCTAATCCCGGTAGGGTTTAAGATGAAAGTAACACTTGAACAAGAGAAATAGGGATAAATTCTAGTCAGTGCCTGAGTAGGCGCTAAAAATCTCTCATCCACCAATTGAACGACCGGATCTTCAATTCGCCGTCGCAATACACTTTTGTCTTTAGTGTAAACGACCATTCTATCCTTGTTTGTACCCGGCGCAAAAATGCCAAACCTTTCTAACATTTGAGCGTTAGACCAGGGAGACTGTACAAATTCTACAGTTCTATTAATATTGCCCGGTAAAACAATTTGTGTCCTTACAGCCTCAAGGACGCTAATTAACCCATTTTGAGGATTGAAGACTTGTGCCGCTCGAATTAATGCCCTTTGACTCATTAAAATAGTCGTTGGCGGCATAACAGTCTCGCCATCGTTAGAAAGGCCGCTCGATAGCAATATATCAACTAGAAAAGACACCCATTCCGAATACGTTGCCGTATTTGGATTGAATGAGGATGAAGTTACGCCAACATTCGGATTGTTATACAATCCGGTATGTGCAGGCCCCAAAACAGGTTCGCCATACACAGCATAGCGATTTAACCTGCTAGCAATACCAAACCGCACCGCATCGATCTTAGTATCTTCGACTAATTCCTCTAAATCTTTGCCACCAGCAACCCCGGTAAAAGCCTCTAATGTTCTGCTTTCCTGCCATTGTACACTATACCCTTTCGCCGCCATAATGACGGGTACTTGGTCGGTAGTAAACGACACGGGGGTCAGCGGGATATCCGAGGCTCCGGGAGCCAGAAGGATAGCTTCTGGCCCAATAGAACCCCCTAGAAAGATCGCATTGACTTGATCTTTTCCGGGAGGCAGATCGGCTATAGTGGGAATTAGCGTCCCATTCTCAAAAGGTAATTCAGGGAATGTATTTGTCGAGAGTATCTCGACCCGCTCTGCGAGATACTGCCATAGGGCGTTAACAGGCATTTAATTAGACTCCAATTGATTGTTATTCCCATTGCTGGGATTCGGTATTTCCTAATAAGAATTAGGGAAGAAGTAAGGACACGATCGCCACTTCGTTTGCTGGCGTAGTAGAAACAAATCTAGCGCTGTTAACAACAACAGCATTAGCACCTGCTGCATTTGTTCCAAATCCTTGCGTATTTCCGGGCGTAAATACTGCAAAAACTGGATCGTGTGCTTTGACAGCAACTGCCACCCACACCCCAACGTAGCCGCGATGATACACGGCGATCTGATCCTTTGGTGGGTGAATATCCTTGTAAATCCATTTTTTTACAACACCAATAATCACAGATGCCGCGCTGACTGGTAAGACAGCCAATCGCCCTTCGCCATTGCCCTCGCTTCCGATCGGTACTGCGACAAATACGCCCGGTCGAAGGGGTACGATCGGCTCGCCATTCTGTAAGGTTCTAGCGGCGTCTTCGAGGCCGCTCATCATTAGTTCACCGGGTGCGTTTTTAAACGTTCGTTGCTCTGAAGGCATAATTAATTACCTCTTGGTTTTTGCTTCTTATTGTTAGCTTGCTCCGTTTTTATGAGCGTTTTCGTATACGCTGGCCGCAACACTTTTCTGCTTTGTTCCCGGTTGTTTTTGACTTTCTGTATTAACAGGAATGTTTGACGGCTCGGTTTTAAGTGACGGGGCGCGGCTTTCTGTCATATCAAGATACATCTCCAGTACACTCAATGTTACTAGCGGATCGGATTCCTTGAATATATCCTCAACACTTCTACAAAAATGCGTGGCGTGCTCGTGAGCTTGCAACTTACATTCATTTAGCAATTGATCCGCTTTGCTTCTTAGCTTAGCGTATCTTTGGCTGATCTCGACTTGCTGCTTTAATTTTGAGGTTTCACCCTGTAGGGCTGTTACTTGCACCCTTAGTTGCTCGTTTTCCTGCCTCAGCGTGTTGTTTTGCGCTTGGGAATCTCGGTATTTATCATCGAGTTCCCTGTATTCTTGCGTCTTTCTAATATCCTGTGTTTGTTGCGTCATACTATCGATCGCCTTTCTTATGTTGTCTATTCCAACGCTACCAATAAAACCCCTCAAATTTATTACAGGGTTTTGATCGATACTGCGCCCGACCCCCACTGTAGCATCTGCGGGTATCGATGCGGCTGATACCTCGAAAATTTCCCATTCTACCGCTTTAACTTTTTTGGGGCTTATTAGCTTTGCATCAAATCGATCCTCTCCTGTTTCCCAAACTGCCTTTGATAGCAATTCGTATTTGTGGACTCGATAGCCTACGCTAACACCTCTTATAATCTCATCTTTGACATCCCGCCAAAGTTGCTCGGCCTCTGCCGATCGGCTTAATTTTACAGTGCAATAGCCTTTTTCTTGTCCCCATGTAACCGATTGAACCACTCCCCGCACTTGGTTCGGGTTGTGGTTCCAAAGATACTGTATTAAGCCGTTTTGCAGCCGATCGCCGACGATCGCCTCAGCCCTACAATCCAAAACCTCATCAATTAGCTCCCAGTTGTCCCAGTCTATGCACCTGTGAGGCGCGGTGCTAACAAAACTAAAATCAAGGAACTTGCTTTCATCTGTTTCTCGCGTTGTAATTGAACTCGAAACATCTCTATATAGCAGGCTGTTGCTCATTGCGTATTTATTCCCACGTATGGGAATGACTTATTGATTTGTCAATCTTAACGCATTACATCCCCGCCAGTTCAACGACTCTATTAGCTACTCGATCGGTGTCGAGGATCGCTTTCTCTACCGTTCCAATTAGTGCGGTAATTAATCCGTTTGGATCTTTCGGCTCATCCGCTCTGAGGGGAAACGAACCCCAATCGCCAATATCTCCATAATTAAACTCTAGCATCGGTCTGATAAGTTGCTCGGTTAATTCTTGCCCAAAGATTCGAGCTTCCGATCGGACAGACATTCTCAAAATCTCAAGGTGTCCCGAGTTTAAATTAGAATCACCCGACCCGCTTTCCCCTTGTCCCAAAATAGTTTCGGGTAGCAGAAAGCTCATCAAAATTCCCTGTCTGAGTATCCTCAACACGGCAACAAAAAACTCGCCGTCTGTCTGTTGGGCAATAGCTTTTATCTCATCTAAGATATCTACAACCATTACCCCACTATTGCGGGCTTCCTCTAACTTCTCAATCATTATTTTGGCAGCATCTAACGCCGTGCCATCAGGGTTTATATAGCTTGCAGCGTTAACTTTTCCTACTAACAAAGGTGTAGCCTGACGCTGGGCCGCAATGGCCATAGCGAGCATCACCAGTCTGTATTGCTCCCAGAACGGGACAGCCCGCTCTAATGTTGCTATGCCTCGGGGATTGTTTCCTAAGTTAAAACAATCTTCATTCTTAATGTGTATAAAGTCCGTTAGTTCCTTGTCAACATCCTTTTTTTTAAAGCGGGTTTCGAGCGTCGAATCTTTACGCAAATTAAACTGTATATAGCGCTGATCTATGGTATTTAAACCAGCAATTTTTGCTTTTCTATTATCTATTTTATACCAGCGATCGGTGATACTGAAACCAAAGCAAATCGAGGATGCCATTTTGCTCTGGTGAGTTTCAAAGCTTCCCGGAATCTCTTGAAACTGTTTCGTTACGTCTTCTTTTATTTTTGCATCTTCGTGATAATACTGCTGCATATAACTAAGCAGTAAAAATATTCTGACTTTTGCAGCCGCTGCAATCCACGGCTGTTTAAGCATTGCTGCATAAGTGTCTATATCTGAAGCAGCATATCCCATCTGGGATGTTGAAGTTCCCCAGCCCTTGTTAAACCATCGGGAACTGCTGCCAGTAAATCCGAGGCTATGACCGATCGCCGTTACCAGCGGTGTGAGTGGACTTGTTTTAGGTTTCGCCATATTTCTTAATATTTTAATTGCGCCGATCGGATTGTGTATGCTATAGTATTGTCAAGACATAGCAAGGGGTTTACATTTATGTTACCACGAGCATTTGATGAGACTAAGAAGGGCGATCGGCTGTTTGTTTCGCGGGGTAGCTCAATTATCGCGATTAAACGTACTGACGCCCTAAATTTAGAGGTAGGCGATCGGGTGTGTCTGGGGCCGCCGGAATTACAAGCGATCGTTGCTAACTTGTGGTGTTTCAATAATACAGTTTATGTCATCTGGACAGACCCTAAATGTCATCAGTTGATACAGTCTCAGTTTTACTGCACAGCCACACTTTTTGTTTACTTATGAGAAAAACTAGAAGACCGAGCAAGAAAGAAACCGATAAAGACTTGCTCGAATTGTACGCGCAAGGGCTTACACACCGCGAGATAGGCAATCGCTTCGGTTTGACTTCAAAACAGGTTCAAGCTCGAATTAGAACCCTTAGAAAGCAGATCAGACTCGTTGAACCTATCCGAACGCCCGAACAGTTGCAGGCATTCCGCGATCGTATCAGAACTCTGAGGGGTCAAGGGATGACGATGAAAGAGATCGGGCGCGAAGTCGGCATCGGAAAACCCCAAGTTTACAGGCATTTACAGGCGCTCGGACTCGAATAAACATTACCCCCAAAAGCTCATGGATATCACCTTAAAAGCTCAAATTACCGTCTCTGGCGAAGTTATTAAAGCCGAATATCAAACCCAACAATTGCCCGCCAGATATGGTGCTACTCAAATACTAGAAGGAGTAGCCTATCGGCTTGCCACTAAAGAGCGTGTATTTGTTGATTTTTTTGTCAAATCTTCTTTAGTTTCTACCTGTTCTTCCAGAGTAGAAATTGAAAATCACTACAATCCATATTTTCAGGCCGGAACGCTGCTTTATGTTTCGGGTCAAGTAATCGAAGATCATGGATCGATTATAGTTCTCGACTATTTGGAAATGTGGGAATTTTGGCGAGCGACGATCGTTCAGATAGACTCAAAATCTGTTACTAAAAGCTATGAGTCAACCGAACCAGTATCCGTATCAGAACGCTATGGCTATGATTTAGAATCTAAATGCTCGCTCAAAACTGTGTTGAGGCAATATGTAACTGCTCGAAGCGATTGCGGTTTATTGCTTGAGTTTTGGCTGATTCTTGAGGGCAATTCTGAGTCACCCAATATACCTTTAGACAAAGCGGGCGATCGGATAGAACTAACGGGCGATGTCATTGTTAGGAAACAAGGAAAAATCCTTTTTTCTGAGGCTAGAATATTGCACAACTTAACACAAAACCCAGCTTGATTTTAGAGGATTAATCATGCGTTTATTTGGTAGAAAGTTACTCACTTTTGAGGCAAAACAGTTTTTTTTAGGTGACGATCTTTATCACGTTCAACGGTTGCCGCGCTGCAACAATGTTTTAATCTATAAATGCAACATCATAAAAGCAGTCAGCATCGCTGATTTTATTATGATGCAACCATCCAATAAAGCGCGTTTAGACTCTGCTTATTTTGTTTTTCAGACATTAGAATGGCATGAAAACATCTGTATTAAAAGTGCCATAAAGAAAGGGTTAATTAAAGAGTTTCAAGAGTGCTTTGATTTTAGGATTGTTAATGGTGAAGTGTGGGCGATGACAGATTATTTACTAGACAAAGAAATCAAAGGGTCAATGTTTACCGATCGCCCCTACGATTCTTATCCAGAGCTACCTTACGACGTTCTAGCACTTCCCCCGTACCGCCCATTTAATGAGATCCCTGTAACTTCTATGGAACACTCAAACTATGGTGACAGTTGGGAAAAAGTCGTGTCACAACTTAACAGTTAATTCCCATCACTGGGATTAATTTAGAAGTTTGGGTGATTGAATTGGTCGCCCACTTTCGGAGGCATAGGATCTCGGGTGTGTACTAGATCGGTGCAGGCAAAAGCGGCCGCCATTGCCATCACACAGTCATCATGCCCGGATACCGCTTTCCGGGTATCTTTTGCAAACAGTTTTAGCTCTGCAATTCCAGCCCAATTTGGTGGGAATCGCACGTCTCCATCTTCGATTAACAGCTTGATCCGATCGGTGTTAATAATTTTGCTGCTTTTAGTAGATAAGACACCTTGAATTCTGATATCTGGCATTTTTTCTGCTAGGTTTTCGGCTACAACCTTACCCCCTGAGTTAACCTCAATGCCTACTATGAGGGGCGGATATCGCCGAATCAGCGGTATTAATGCCTTAATTGTTGTTGTTGTTGGCGTTTTGTTTTGCCTGTATTCGTAAACAAGCTTAAACGGTTTTGAGTGAATGTCCCAGACTTGGGCAACAAACGAATCCTCTCCTCCATAGTTGGGGTCAATTCCCCACAAATAACGGCGAGCAACAACGGGATAGGCGAATTGACCCGTCGCACATTCTGCTATTTTATCAACGTCAAAGAGCATTGATTCTGCTTTTTTAACGTGCCAATTGCCGTATAAAAGACGATCGCGATCTACGCTGTTTTGAGCCAATAAATTAGCGACATAACCGGGATCTGCTTTCATTAAAGTTGGGTTATCTTGAATAGTTGCACCGATAAAAGTAAATGACTTGGGCATACAGCCCGGATATTTTTTCTTTAACTCTTTCTTAGTATCGCCCCAGATAATAATATCATCTAACACAATGAAATATCGAATTACACCAGTGCGATCGGGGTCGGGAAAACCATCTGGCCCGATGTACCAATTCACCAACTCAGCAACCCAACTATCCGCGTCAGGGTTGCAAGTTGCCCTGAGTCTCAAAGGGAAATTGTGAACAGTTCTAAGCCTGGTTAATAAGTAGAAAAACTGCTTTTTAGTAAAGTGGGTCAGCTCATCAAAGCCGATGTATGGCAACTGAGCGCCCTGCCCTTTATTTGTGTCTTTCTCGTGTTGCAAGTGCGAGAAACGAACGGTCGCACCGCTCGGAAAAACCCATTCTAAGCGCGTTTGGTGAGGCGTAGCGCCTTTAAGGGGATACCACTGCTGCGACTCATCCCACAATCCGCCCTCATTGTTTATTTCTGGGAACGTGCGGCGAAAACACACGGCAGCATAATCGCTGTCCTCAACAAATGCCGACGCATCCTCTAACAGCGTTGCTGATTTTCCCGAACCTGCCGCGCCTCCATAGATGGCAACTTGTGCCTTAGTTCGCAGGAACATTAACTGCTTTGGGTGAGGCTTAAAAGTGTTCTCAAACTTCTTTTGCTTCTTGCCTCTGGCGGCTTCTACTTGCCTCTTAAGTGCCAAAACTTTATTGATAGGCATTGGTTTGTCCCGGTAGCAAGAATGGCTCGCCGTCTTCGTCTTCGTCTTCGTCTTCGTCTTCGCTTTCTACGTCGATCGCCCCGTACTTTGGCAGCTTTGGCATTTGTTCCCCATCTTCACTATCTGGCGGGCCCGCTACGATCGCACTAACAGAAATATCGCCCAAAACCTCGATCGCCCGAGTCAATTCTCTGAGTGCTAGAGCGTCTATTTTGTCCTTTGTTACCTCTTGACTCATTCGTATTAATACGGCGCTGGTAGTCTCTCCCAATTGGCGAATCCAGCCCTTTGCCATGCTCTTTCTATAGTCCCAATAATACTCCTCAAGATCGGGCCTTTCTTTGACTTTCTGGCTGATATTTCTTATTACTTTAATTGTTACTTTAAAGTGATTCTCTGCGGCTTTTTCCCCCAATACGTCCGCCATCGCCACCAGTTGACAGCACTGCTCATCACTCAGTTTCGAGTGCAATTTTCGCCGCAAAAACGGACTCTTTTTTGTAGCCATTAACCTACCTTAAATCTCTACTCAGGCTAGCACAAACAACAGCAAGGGCGATCGCTCTTATTGATACGATCGCCCTTGCTGTCGGTTAATTCCCAGCTATGGGAAATTTAGAAAGGAATTGGGTCGTAGCCGTCGCCATCACCATCAGTTTTGCTAGGACTTCCCGGTTGCGGGTTTTCTTCGGGTTTGGGCGGATGTTTTATCTCCGTAAAACCTATGACTATTAGGTCGCTTAACATCGTGTAAGCTTCCCAGTTTACTGCCGAAGGGGTGACGATCGCTTTTATTTTGGCACTGGTACTGTTTTGGGGATCTACAGCCTCAATCAGTTCTGCCGCTAATGTCGAGACTAATTGGTGCTTTCTTCCTTTCGTCAAATCAGCAAAAAATTTAACCCCAGCCCGTTCGATAAATGTGTTGATTCGCGATTCATCTAGATCGACATTTTGCTCGCCGTATTCCCCGCCCACATAATCCATTAGTTGATTGTACGATTCGTGCAAGTCTTCATCGCTTGACAATAACGCACTTTGTTGTGCGGGTTTCACTTGCTGTACTTGTGGCGCGGTTTGCTGTGCTGGCGCTTGCTGCGATTTTAAGGGCTGTTGGGGGTAGCTTACCCCCGATCGCTCGTTTGACGTGTTTTTTGCTGGCTGTTGAGCTTTTTTCGCGGGTTGCGCTGTTTGTTTCTGTTGCTGCTGTTGCTGCGGTTGTGTTGCTGGTGCTTGCCCTGCCGTCTTTCTATCCCAGAAAACAGAATTGTGAGGCACTTCGGCGATCGGGTAGTCGCACCGATTGGCTATGCACAGGGCCCGATGGGCGATCGTCTGCCAGTCCATCTTTTTTGCTTCCGTTTCTTTCGGGAGGCGAGGCAATTCGACCCCGTTAACGTACATATTGCAAAATAGCAGCGATTGCGCGTTCCTTGAGTCTAGATCGTCACCTGGCATCGGGTTTATACCGATCCGTCCGCTTATATCTTCCTCACCTAAATGAGACAGCGCCCAGAGCATCCCGCGCCCGAATGTTGTATCAACTCCTGTCTCGAATTTATAGATTTGTCCTTCCTCTCCCTCTAATATCAAAGCCATTTTGATCGTGTCTTCCTGATACCTGACAGTGTTGTATATTGTCAAGCCCTTTAGTCCGTTTTCCACACTTTGAAAACTCACATAACCATCCTCATCCAAATTTTTAGGCTTTCCGTCTTCTAACACGTACCATAAACCGCCTTTATTGCGGTTACAAAATACTACGA